CCCTGCCTTTGCTGGCATTATCTCCCCAAAAACGTCGGGTACGGTCCCTTCCGGTCCGTGTACGGGCCAACCTGAGCAAGATTGATAGGGATATGACCAAAATAAAAACGCCTCGCTATGGGGCTACTGAGCCTCGCCTACATAGTCCTTACCTCGAGGGTAAATCTCGCGGCGTTGAGATAGCGCAGCTGGCAGACTCTATCGGTATGCCGCTTTTACCCTGGCAAAATTTTGTAATTTCGGATATGTGCACCGTAGACGAAAATAATATGTTTATTCGTAAGACTAATTTAATTTTATGCAGCCGCCAGCAGGGTAAAACTCATCTCGCGCGCATGGTCATGCTTGGACATATGTTTCTATTTGATAGCCCTAACGTGCTCATTATGAGCTCTAATAGATCGATGGCTTTAGACACCTTTAGGCAGGTCGCTTACGCTATCGAGAATAATGACGGTATGCGTAAACAGGTAAAACAGATTAGGTACGCTAACGGCACCGAGTCGATAGAGCTTAAAAACGGGCACCGCTTAGATGTAGTAGCTGCAACTCGCGACGGCTCGCGAGGCCGCACGGCCTCGTTACTGTACGTCGATGAAATACGCGAAATATCCGAGGAGGGCTTTAGAGCTGCAACACCTACGACTCGTGCTAAGCCTAACGCTCAAACACTTTTAACTAGCAACGCTGGCGATGCTTTTTCGACCGTGCTTAACGATCTGCGCGAGAGGGCCCTTAGCTCACCTCCTAAGACGTTTGGTTTCTACGAGTATTCTGCTCCTCAATTTTGCGCTATTACCGACCGCGATGCGTGGGCCATGGCTAACCCTGCACTCGGCTACACGGTTACGGAGGATGCGCTCGAGGAGGCGGTAGCTACCCAGCCTATAGAGACGACTAAAACCGAGCTACTTTGCCAGTGGATTTCGTCTACGGCCTCACCCTGGCCGCATATGTCCGTGGAAAATGCAGGCGATAAAGATCTTAAAATGTCAGCGGGACCGCTTACTATCTTTGCCTTTGACGTGGCACCTTCTAGGCGCGATGGCTCGCTCACTATGGGCCAGATATTGCCCGACGGTCGTATAGGGGTCGCGGTGCTTGAGACTTTCCATAGTGACGTTTCTATCGACGAGCTTTACATGGCCGACCATATAGCCAAATGGTGCAAAGACTTTTATCCTCGGACCGTTTGTTATGACAAATACACTACGGCCTCTATTGCCAAACGCCTTGAGGTAAACGGCATCAATATTACCGATATCTCAGGGCAAAAGGGTTACCAGGCATCGGGCGACCTGCATCAAGCGCTCTCAAATAATCGGCTCGTGCACTCGGGCCAAGATGAGCTTGTAACTCATATGTCTAATTGCGCGGCTAAAGAGTCGGCGGATAGCTGGCGTATTGTGCGCCGTAAATCGGCAGGGCCCGTAGATATAGCTATTGGCTTATCTATGATTGTGCATATCCTTAACCAGCCGATGGCGGAGGCTAAAGTTTATATTTAGACACGCCGCCTAATACCTGATTTTATGCTTGACATTTTGAGAAAATCCCCTCCATGGGAATACTCCAAACTCTAGGGCTTAAGAGCTCCGATAAACCTCAGGTAGAGGCTCAATACGCACCCGCCGTAATGGATACTAATTACGGTTATGGCTCTTTTAATACGGGCACTTTTGGTAATAACGGCGTTGCTATAGATCGTAATTTTGCTTTACAGGTTGCCAGCGTTGCCAGATGCCGTAATTTAATTGCAGGAGTTATTAGCTCTATCGATTTAGCATTATATAAAAAATCAACAGGAGAAAAATTAGGTACTCCTGTTTGGTTAGAGCAACCTGATTTACGCCAACCTCGGAGCGTTACTATTTCTGCAACGGTCGATAGTTTGATTTTTTATGCGGTGGCCTACTGGCGTACGACCTCGTTATATGCCGATGATGGCAGGCCCTCGGGCTTTGAGTGGGTAGCTAATAATCGCGTTACCTATACAACTAATCAATATGGTACAGAGATAGACGATTATTTTGTAGACGGTAATAAAGTACCTATGAGCGGTATTGGATCGTTAGTTACTTTTCAATCTTTGCTACCGGGCGTATTACAAAGCGCCTCTACAACTATTAAAGCTGCGTACGACATACAGAAAGCAAGCGCGGTAAGTGCAGCTACACCGATGCCTACGGGAGTGCTCCGGAATACCGGCGCCGACCTGCCCGAAGCACAAATTCAAGGATTACTCGCAGCTTTCAAGAGCGCCCGGCAAAACCGTAGTACGGCATATTTAACGAGCACTCTCGAGTATGTCCCTACATCTTTTTCACCTAAGGACATGACCTACACGGAAAGTAGCCAGTACCTTTCGACGGAAATTGCGCGCGCGATGAACGTGCCAGCGGCGCTAATTTCTAGCGACATGAATAATAGTATGACGTACCAAAATATTTTAGATGGTCGTAAAGAATTTGTAGCCTACTCTTTGCAGCCTTATATCTCAGCTATTGAGGACCGGCTAAGTATGAATGACATAACAAACTCATCTAATCAAATTCGTTTCGCCGTAGACGATACGTTTTTACGTGTCGATGCTAAAGAGCGTTTAGATATTATCGAGCAAATGTTAAATCTAAATTTAATTGATGTAAACCAAGCCCGACAAATGGAGCAACTAACACCGCTAGGAGATACAAGTGCTACTAACGTTTAGCCAAGAGATACAAGCCGCCGACGTAGAGCGACGGATGATTTCGGGACTCGTCGCGCCTTATGGCGAAATCGGTTTTACAAGTGCAGGCCCGATTATGTTTGAGCGAGGCTCTATAGCTATCGCCGAAGCTGCTAATATTAAGTTATTAATGCAGCACCAGCAAGATAAGCCGGTAGGTCGCGCCGTTTCGTTTAGCGACTCAACCGAGGGCGTATACGGATCCTTTCGTTTGAGTATGAGCACCCGGGGACAAGATGCTCTTACGTTGGCGCAGGAAAACCTAGTAAGCGGCTTATCCGTAGGGGTCGATGTTACGGCCTCTAAGCCGATGGGCGATTACCTGCTCGTTACGGCGGCGGTCCTCAAAGAGGTATCGCTGGTAGAAAGCGCGGCCTTTTCAAGCGCCGGCGTAAATGAAATTGCAGCGGCACGAGCTGAGCTCATCGCTGCGACTAGCACAAAAGAAAAAACTACAACTATCTCTACGACCATCGTAGAGGTTGAAACAGAAACCGAAAGCGAGGAAGCTGTGACTACAGCCCCAGAAAATACATCGGAGGAAACTCCGGTCGATACACCGGTCGAGGCTGAAAAAGTCGAAGCCGCTCGTAAGATTATCCGACCATCCGTTTTAGACTCTCAGCGAGTACGTACGCCAATTACGTCTATGGGCGCATATACAGAGCACAAAATTAAAGCAGCACTCGGTAACGATGACTCTAAACTTTTCGTGATGGCCGCCGACGATAGCTTTGCCACTAATCCGGCATTTTCACCAACTCAGTACCTATCAGAATTTCCAACTAACACTCGTTTCGGTACACCTGCTATCGATGCTTGCTCTCGTGGGGTATTGCCAGCTTCTGGCATGACGATTAACGTACCCTCACTCGTTACGAGTGCCGGTGGCGGTACAGGCGTAGCGCCTGTAGTAACTGTTGAGGCTGAGGCCGGAGCGGTACAAAATACCGGAATGGAAACCGCGTATTTGACCGGAACAATTTCCAAGTATTCCGGAATGAATACCCTGAGCGTTGAGCTCCTGGAAAGATCAGATCCAAATTTTTATGCCGAGCTCACTACTCAACTCCAGAACGCGTACCTTAAGACACTCGATACAACCGTACTAGCTGCTCTTATTGCAGCGGGTCAATATAGCTCAGGATGCGATGCAGACTCAGCGGGTATTATCGAATTTGCTTCGGACTCAGCTCGTAAGGTTTACGAAGCTACAGGATATTTCGCTAATAATTACATCGCTAACGGTAGCCAATGGCAATTATTAATGGGCAGCGTAGATACCACGGGCCGGCCAATTTACTCAGCTAGCCAACCAATGAACGCGGCCGGAACTACAGGTCCTGGCTCTATTCGTGGAAACGTACTGGGCTTAGATTTGTACGTGGATAAAAACTTTACCGCTACTACAACTATTGACGACTCAGCGGTAATCCTTGCACCTGAGGCCTTTACTGTTTATCAATCACCTACGGCGTATATGTCTGTAAACGTAGTATCAAACCTACAAGTACAGGTAGCGATTTATGGTTATATGGCCACTATTGCAAAAATGCCTAAGGGTATCGTTAAGTTTAACCTTAACTAAATAAAACCTAATAGTCGGTAGGGCTCTTAGCCCTTTGAGCCCTACCGGCCTTTTTCAAGTAAGGAGATTAAAGTGCCAGCGACTTACGTCACCGAAGCCGAGCTTCGTGCTAATTTGGGAATTGAAAATTTATATTCCTCAGATATTGTAGAGACGTGTTGCCAGGCTGCTCAGGATCTCATAAACCAGTTTTTATGGTTTGACTCAGCTCCCGTAGTAGGAGCAACACTACAAAATAACGTGGCTACGGTAATGATTTCTAACCCTGCAATATTTAGCACGGGGCAAAGCGTAACCTTGAGTGGATGCGGCTCAACCTTTAACGGGACTTACACCATTACGGGGACTATGCCTTTTACAACAGGTACGACTAATAATTTTCCATCTATTGCCTTTAACACAAACGCCTATAACTATCCAAACGGATATAGCTTTATTCAATTTACTAAAGTGGCAGCCGACGTTAATTTTTTTAGAATATTGCCTTTTGGCTCGGTTGTAGGCGCAGACCTTAAGACAAACTCATACGCGACTACTCCCGCTATCCGTGAGGCCTCTATGGTCCTAGCAGTAGATATTTTTCAAGCACGCCAAGTCTCACAAACAGGCGGCGTATCTATAGACGGGTTTAGCCCTAGCCCTTACCGCATGGGTAATAGCATGATAGGCAAAATCCGCGGGCTTATTGCGGGATACATAAACCCTAATGCGATGGTCGGATAATGACCGCGCCGATTACAACTCTTAGAGCCTCACTAGCTGCGGCCCTTTCTAATACAAATGTTTGGAATACCTATAGCTTTCCTCCGGCAACCATAACCGCAAATAGCGTAATCGTTTCTCCGGCAGATCCCTACATCACTCCAAGCAATAACGAGTATGCCACTATCTCGCCTATGGCCTCGTTTCGTATTATTTGTAACGTGCCGCTCTACGATAACCAAGGTAATTTACAGGGTATCGAGGAAATGGTGTGTGCCGTCTATGACAAATTAGCGGCCTCACCTATCGTTATGAATATTGGCCCTGTAAGCGCGCCAAGTGTTTTAACCGTACAAAGCGGCGATTTACTAACTACCGATATTACTATCCAAATACTAACGAGCTGGAGTTAAGCATGAGCCTAACAGACGAGGACATCGCCTTTCTTATTAAGATAGGGCAGATTACCGAAGCACCAAAAAAAGAAAACAAACCAAAAGACACACCAACAGATAAAAACGAGGAGTAAATAAAATGGCCGTATATATGTCCAATGGTGTCGTGGTAACTCTTAACTCTGTAGTACTGAGCGATCACGTCACTAGCGCAACAATTAACCGTATTTTTGAGGAGCTGGAGGTCACCAGCATGGGCGACTCTTCCAGAAAATATACAAAAGGTTTAGAAACTAGCACCATCTCGCTAGACTTTTTGAGCGATACCGCGGCAGCTAACGTAAACGCTACGCTTCAAGCTGCGTGGGGTACGACCGTACCTCTCACACTAAAGCAAACAAGCGCAGCCGTTTCAGCTACTAACCCTCTTTATTCAACTACGATTTTGGTAAATAACACTACCGATATCAATGGTGCCGTAGGAGATATGGCTACTCAGAGCATTACGTTTACCTGTAACTCACCTATTGTAATTACTACTAGCTGATACTAAAGAAAAGGGGCTAACAAATGGCAAGACTCAAAATAACAAGGGCTACGGGCGAGGTTACTGAGCATCAGATTACCCCACGTATCGAGTACGCCTTTGAGCTTTACGCAAAGCAAGGCTTTCATAAGGCCTTTCGTTTAGATGAAAAACAGAGTGACGTGTACTGGCTGGCGCATGAGTGCCTTAGGTCGGCAGGCGTTACGGTGCCTATGTTTGGAGCCGAGTTTCTCGATATGTTAGTTAAGGTCGAGGTACTAGACGACGAGCCTTTAAGCTAGGGCGCGACTCTCTAACTCACCTGATAGCGCAACTATCAATAAGGTTAGGGATCGCGCCTCAAGCGGTACTCGAGCTAGATACCGAGATGTTTAAGATGTTAGTAAAGGTATTAAACGAGCAAGCGGAGGAGTCTAAAAATGTCCGTAAACCTGGACGGCGTTAAAGAGACTATTCGCGCGCTGCGTAAAATAGATCCCGAGCTACTTAAAGAAATGAATAAAGAGATTAAAGGCATAATGATACCTATCCGTGACAAGGCTAGGGCTTACGCGCCTACGGCTGCTCCCGGTGGGCTCTACAACTGGGACGATGGAGCTAAAGATAAAAAGATTACTAAACGTACCTCGGCTTTTAGAGAGTCTACGTTAAGCGGTAAGACTCGTCGCCTTTTTCCTTTGTATAACGCGGAAGCCGCACGTAAAGGTATCTACTATTCCCAGGCTCCAAGCAAGCGCAATAGCAACGGCTGGAGCTCTCAATACATAGTAGCTAATGCCTCAGCTAGTGGAGCTATCTATGAGACCGCGGGGCGTAAAAACCCTGGCGGCTCCTCAAAGAGCAAGTCTAATAACCCTAAAGCGGGAGCTAATTTTATTAGCCGTATGGGACCTTTGTACGGAGACGACCAAGCCTCACGCGGTCGCATGATATTTAGAGCGTGGTATGAGGATCAAGGTAAAGCCAAGGCTGCGGTAGTAAGAGCTATAGAAAACACTATTGCCGCCTTTAACCAAGGCCGCTACGACAAGGCCGCATAATGAAGCTACCCGATTTATTCGTTAATGCCGTTACGACCTTTGACGGCAAGGCCCTTGCTAAGGGACAAAAACAAATAGGCGGCCTTGAGAAAAACGTAAAAAATCTTGCTAAGGCGTTTGGTGTTACTTTTGGCGCTGCGGCTATGGTGGGTTACGGTAAAAATGCCGTTAAAGCTTTTGCAGAAAATGAAAAGTCGGCTAAGCGTTTAGAGACGGTATTAAAAAATCTAGGCTTAGCTTTTGATACCGACAAGATAGAAAGAAATTTAGACTCTATCTCCGCCAAGTTTGGTTATGAGGGCGAGGTATTACGCGAGGCTTTTCAAGGGCTAATTACGGCAACAGGGTCTACTACTAAATCACAAGATTTACTTA